ATGCAAACCGTTATTTTTGGTCGTTCGGGTTGCCCTTACTGTGTGCGTGCAAAAGATCTGGCTGAGAAATTGAGCAATGAACGCGATGATTTTCAGTATCAGTATGTAGATATTCGTGCGGAAGGGATCACTAAAGAAGATCTACAACAAAAGGCAGGTAAACCCGTAGAAACCGTGCCGCAGATTTTTGTCGATCAGCAACATATCGGCGGCTATACCGATTTTGCTGCATGGGTGAAAGAAAATCTGGACGCCTGATCGTCTGACAAGCCCTCGCGTTGAGGGCTTTACTGATTTTTTCTGTGCTGTGGTTTAAACAAACTACTGATAAATAAGAAACACAGTGCCCCCAGCGCACACCAGAACACCGCGCTTAGTAACCATGCCAGCTCTTGCCAGAATGAGCGCGTCGGTGAAAAAAACAGCCGCATAATGAGCATCGAACAGGGTGCCGCCAGCATTGCGCCAAACAGAGGTTTCAGGACTTCTCTACGCTGTGAAAAGAAGCTGGCGACTGCTCCAGGAAGAATGAAAAATAGCAAGCCGATTTCAGGATGCCCGGCAGCCCGAAAAGCGCCTTTCATGTGCGTCGCCAGAAAAAGGCACACCACAATGAAGAGGACAAAACAGCAGATTGCCCCCGCCCAACGTTGTTTATGTTTCACTCGTTCCTCCTGACACTGCGTCTATCGAACACATTTTTCGCCAGTGTGGCGTTCAGTAAGATAAAGCCGCTTCGCATTCCATGCTAATATAGGCCAACGCAATTCATATAGCCGTTGATACCTAATGTGATTACACTAGTAAAATATATTGTTACTTTACTATCGTTTAGGTGCGCTGAATGAATCTGCGCCCTGAATTCTGGTAAAAAACATTATCGTAAATTACCATTTCTTTCAACAGCTTACTAGTAAACAAGAAGTTAGCCTCCGTGAATATAAACGTCGCCGAATTGTTAAATGGGAATTACATTTTGTTATTATTTGTGGTCCTCGCGCTTGGGCTATGTCTCGGAAAGTTACGACTTGGTTCGATCCAACTGGGTAATTCCATTGGCGTTTTAGTCGTATCGCTGTTATTAGGCCAACAACATTTCAGCATTAACACCGATGCGCTTAATCTTGGCTTTATGCTGTTTATTTTCTGCGTCGGGGTCGAAGCCGGACCGAACTTTTTTTCCATTTTTTTTCGCGATGGGAAAAATTACCTAATGTTAGCACTGGTGATGGTTGGCAGTGCGCTGGTGATCGCCTTAGGGTTAGGTAAGCTGTTTGGCTGGGATATTGGCCTGACGGCCGGTATGTTAGCAGGCTCTATGACGTCGACACCGGTTCTGGTCGGTGCTGGCGATACACTGCGTCATTCCGGCATGGAAAGCAGGCAGCTCTCACTGGCACTGGATAATCTGAGCCTCGGGTATGCCTTAACCTATTTAATCGGTCTGGTGAGTTTGATTGTTGGTGCGCGTTACTTGCCGAAATTGCAGCATCAGGACTTACAGACCAGCGCCCAGCAAATCGCCCGCGAACGTGGCCTGGACACTGATGCCAACCGTAAGGTTTATTTACCGGTGATCCGCGCCTATCGCGTCGGCCCGGAGCTGGTGGCCTGGACCGACGGCAAAAATCTGCGTGAACTGGGTATTTATCGACAAACCGGCTGCTACATTGAACGTATTCGACGTAACGGGATTCTGGCAAATCCAGACGGTGATGCCGTGCTACAAATGGGCGATGAAATAGCGTTGGTAGGCTATCCCGACGCCCATGCCCGACTCGATCCCAGCTTCCGTAACGGTAAAGAAGTTTTCGATCGTGACCTTCTCGACATGCGTATCGTCACTGAAGAAGTGGTCGTTAAAAACCATAACGCTGTAGGTAAACGTCTCGCACAACTGAAGTTGACCGATCACGGTTGCTTCCTTAACCGCGTCATTCGTAGCCAGATTGAGATGCCGATAGATGACAACGTCGTGCTTAACAAAGGTGACGTTTTACAAGTCAGCGGTGATGCCCGTCGCGTAAAAACCATCGCCGATCGCATCGGCTTTATCTCGATTCACAGCCAGGTCACTGACCTGCTGGCATTTTGCGCCTTCTTTGTTATTGGGCTGATGATCGGGATGATCACCTTCCAGTTCAGCACATTCAGTTTCGGCATGGGGAACGCTGCCGGGTTGTTATTCGCCGGAATTATGCTGGGCTTTATGCGTGCTAACCACCCGACCTTCGGTTACATTCCGCAAGGTGCATTAAGCATGGTGAAAGAGTTCGGCTTGATGGTGTTTATGGCAGGCGTTGGTCTGAGCGCCGGTAGCGGTATTAATAACGGCCTGGGCGCGATTGGCGGTCAGATGTTGATTGCCGGATTAATTGTCAGTCTTGTGCCCGTGGTTATCTGTTTCTTGTTCGGTGCTTATGTATTGCGAATGAACCGCGCACTGTTGTTCGGCGCAATGATGGGCGCACGCACCTGCGCGCCGGCAATGGAGATCATCAGTGATACAGCTCGCAGTAACATCCCTGCGCTGGGCTATGCGGGCACCTACGCAATCGCCAACGTCCTGCTGACGCTGGCAGGGACAATCATCGTCATGGTATGGCCAGGATTAGGATAAAACTGAAGTTGCCCTGAAAATGAAATTTTTTTGCACAACCGCAGAACTTTTCCGCAGGGCATCAGTCTTAATTAATGCCACTGCTTTTCTTTGATGTCCCCATTTTGTGGAGCCCATCAACCCCGCCATTTCGGTTCAAGGTTGATGGGTTTTTTGTTGCCTAAAATTTATTCTATTTAAAATCATGAGGTTAGAAGCACTGTTTTTTAACGATGGCGACAAAATGGCGGCAGCGTCAAAGAGAGAGCGCCACCTGTCCTGATTTCATTGGATGCGGCTGAACCGGATTTGACTCTTTTGGCGTTGCAATCGAACGAACAAAAGTTTCATGGGTAACAAAAGTATGGCTGCAGTTAATATTCTGGCACTGGTTGTAACGCTCTTTGGTCAATGAAGATACCTGAAAACTGCTGCGAGTATGGGCGGCACTTCCACACAGTGGGCAAATCATCATTTTTCGAGTTCTCCCCATTTTTGCTAAATTCACAATAATGATACCGCATTATTCCATTTTGCAAACTTAAAAGTTCTCCATTGCGAAGAATCATTCCATTTCGAAATCATCAATCCTCACTTCAAGCTCCAGACTGGTCGTAAAACCGTTATCCGGGCTGACGGTATGCGTCAGAGTCGTAATGGTCCATTCCGCATCATCTATCGGCTGTTTAAAGCCACTGACTTTCACTGGCATTTCCGTGTAGAGATCTGCCCGACCTTCCGCCAGTTGTAGCGAGAATGACGCAACGCCGCGTTGCAGGCGTTCCCACTGCATTTTCGCCGCTCGTTCGGCGTTGCTCCGGTTGGCATAAGTGCGATTAAGTACCAGCACGTTTTCATCCGTACCCACCAGGTAATCGCCCTGCTTCGCTTCCGGCTCTTTCTTCTGCTTCTTAGTCCTGCGCTTACGCTTCACCGTGGTGCTTTCTTTCTTCGAGGGTTCGCGAGTATGCAACCAGCTGGCAATTACGCCCGTGTAAGCTCCGCGATCTGCCAGGGTAAAGCGGTGACTGTCGCCGTCCTTACGTGTGATAGTGATCACCGGCAGTGGTTTACCGCTGGCACTTTTACCCTGTCCCTGTCGGATGAATAACAGATTGCCATTTTTCACTGACGCGATAGCACCGTACTGGCGCGCCAGCCGCATCAGAAAACTGCCGTCACTCTCATTAGTCTGGTCTATATGTTCCACGGGCTTATCCGACAGGTCATTACCCAGTGCCATCTTCAGCTTGTGACGCGCGGCTATTTCCTTGACCACTTCCCCGACAGTGGTCTTGTGCCACGACTTTTCACGGCGGGTATTCAGCGTTTCACGAAAATCAGCACTTCGCGCCCGGATAGTCAGGCGGTCCGGTGCGCCAGTGTGTTCAATCTCGTCCACCGTGAATGCCCCTTTCGGGAAAAGCGGCTGCCCCTTCCAGCCCAGCGCCAGCGTAATGACCGCACCACGGCGCGGCAGCGCTATTTTTCCATCGGCGTCGTCCAGCTCCAGATCAAGCTGGTCCGCTTCAAAGCCCCGGTTATCCGTCAGCGTCAGCCTCATCAGGCGGTTATCCAGCACAGTGGTGATATCCCTGCCCTCAATACTGATGCTGAATGCGGGAGTTTTGTTGCCTTTGTTAAGCAGTTCAGAGCTGAAATTCACGACAGCAGCCCTCCCACCGTTTTACTGATATCACTTAAGGCAGATGTTGCCGTGTCCTGCAGATTATTCAGTTGCGTACTGAGATCACCGAACATATCGGACAGGGATTCATCCACCCGTTTGAGCGACAGGGTGAACTCAATCCGCCGCGGCATACCGTCGCGGAAAAACTCCGTTTTAGTCAGATTCAGTCCCTCAATCACATACATGCCGTAAATCGTGCCGCTGCCTTCAATCAGGGGCCATGCTTTTCCCTGTTCTGCCATCTGCTCCAGAGCCAGCAACGACAGCCTGCCGCCCGTTATCTCCGGCATAAGAACACCAGAAAGCGTCAGCATGTCGTTGTCCGGTCCCAGAAACTGCGTGGACGGACGACGGTTTACCCGGCTGTTTGCCGCATGTCGCCAGCTGCGTTGATACTGCAGTTCCTGATACGGAACGGTGCGCAGCATAAACACGTACAATCCCAGCACCATCATCATGCGTCGTATCCCCCCTGATCGCTGTAGTTACTCCTGGCTTTTGCCTTCAGCCTGCGTTCACGTTCATCAAGCTGGCGTGCCACCTCCCGCGCAATATCCTGCGCACTTTGTCCTGGCTGCATCTGAATGATGATCTGCGTCGGTGCCTCAATCCTGTAAACGGGCGGCACAGTGGCTGCACGACTCACCATCGCTTCGCCGCCTTTCGCGGGAAGTGCCAAAGGATGCAACGGTGGAAGCTCTGCAGGCGCGGCAGCAACGCCCATCATTCCGGCAACAACGGCAGCCAGTGCAGCTGTATTTCTCCGGCTGGTCACATTTGCCGGGCCGTTAACAATTTCCGGCCCGTTTTCACCGACGATGCCAAACTGCCCGCGCGGGATATAGCCGCCGCTGTCATACATCCCCGCAAAGCCATATCCCCATGACGGAAAACCACCCGATGGCATCATCACTTTACCGTTTGTATTCACCGTCGCAGGTTGCTGACGCGTCACACTTTCCGGTAGTTTCGCCTTTGCGGCCTCTTTACTGACAACGCCGAGTTTCTCCAGCAACCAGGAAACGCCGGATTTCAGGGAGTCCAGCGGATGCATGACCATATTCAGCCCTTCCGCCAGTGCCTCCCCGAATCGCCGCCCCATTGCCGCTGCACTCTGCAGTTCGGCAGAGGTTGACTTAACGGGCGTCAGCAGATCAGTAAACCAGCCCCACAGCGCCTGTACTTTGTCGCCAATCCACTGGAACACGGGCTTAAGCGGTTCGAATGCTGCACTGACGGGACCTGCCGCCGCTTTGAATCCTTCCACCACGCCACCAAGAAATGCGGTGATGGGTTGCCAGTATTTCCAGACAACCAGCGCCACGCCCGCCAGTGCAGTAACCACAAGACCTATCGGACTGAGCAGAGCACCTAACAGACCAGATACGGCATACAGGGCAACGCGCAGCATCGCCAGTGGACCAGATGCCAGTACTCGCAGCACCGTGCCTGCGGCGGCCAGTCCACCACGCAGTACCGCCAGAGGATTCATAAACATCACAGCAACAGCACGTAAACCGGATAATCCAGACCGCAAAAGTGCAACCGGCGCACCTGCTACAGTTTTCAGGACATTTCCCGTCAGTGATGCCGTGCGGCGCAAAGACGACAACGGCGCAGTAAGTAAACCCGCAGCGTGGCCCGATGAAGCAAGCCCGCGTCGCAGCAGTGCCAGTGGTGCGCCAGCCAGCCAGGACAACGCGCTGCTGGTTCGAGTTACTGCTGCCGTAACGGAAGGTAACGTTTTGATACCCAGCACAGAGAACCCCAGACGGATCACTGCCAGCGGCCCCAGCACTGCAGCTAACACCACCGCTAAGGTGCCGAGGCCCACGGTAACCGCAGCCACAACAGCCGCCGCTTTCATCAGTGTGCCCGTCAGTTCCGGGTTAGCTTCCACCCAGCGACGCAACGCCCCCGTGACGCTTTTCACCGTGAACAGAATATCCATCAGCGGCTGGCGCAGCGTTTCGCCCAGGCTGCTGAAGGTGTTCTGCGCTCCGGTTTTGACCAGCAACCACTGAGCAGAAAGTGAGTCTTTGTTGATGTCGGATTCTTTCTGCATGGAGCCGAGCGCATCATTGCCCGCTGTCAGTTTTAGCTGGCGCTGCAGTTCCGGCAGGTTGTTTGCCAGTTTCGCCGCGTCATCGCCAAACTCTTTACCAAACAACATGGTCATGGCAGACAGGCGCTTATCCTGCGGCAGCGCGTTCACCTTCTCCAGCACGCGCTGGATGGTTCCCATCGCATCCTTCGTCATCTGCTTTTCAATCACTTCAGGATTGAGTTTCAGCAGATTCATCCCTTCAAAGAAACTCTTGCTCTGCATGGTGGCAATGGACAATTCACGCACCATCGCGTTTGCTGCACTGGCTGCAACCTCTGGCGCAGCGCCCAGTGTCAGGAAGGTGGAACCCAGCGCCGCCGCTTTACGATAATCCAGACGATCAGCCACACCGCCCAGGCGTTGCATGACATCAATGATGTCTGCCCCTTTCGACATGGCGTTATCATCCAGATAGTTCAGCGCATCACCGAGCTGTTCAATATTGCGGGTAGGGATTTTGTAGAGCTGGGCGATTTTCCCCAGACTTTCTGACAGTTCATCCGCTGGCAGCTCAAAGGCTGTTGCCGCCTTTGCTGCCGTACTGGCTAAGGCCAGCAGGTCACGTTTCTGGTCCTCCCAGCTGTCGTCAGGGTTTGCAACGTTCATACGCGCACCACCTTCAACCAGTGCAGCGAAGTCCACCGCACCGTTTTCCATCGGCAACTGTTCGCTGGCAGCTTTGATGGCATCCTGCATTTCATAAAAACGTGCAGTGCGGTTGCCATTATCGTCACGCAGACCATTGACCTGCTTTGCCACACCTTTCATGGCATCTTCCATGCTGGTATAGCTTTTTACTGCCGCCATCACTGGCGTCCCCATTGCCAGCCCTGCCGCCGTGGTGGTGGCTCCGGTTCCTGCGATGCGATCGCGCACCTCCAGCGAACGGGCATAACTGGCACGCGCTGCATTCATCCTGCGCTGAGCTTCCCCCAGTCGCTTCAGCCGCGCCTCCTGTTTCGACAGTTCCTGGTTATAACGTGATGTTTCACGGGCTAAACGGGCAGTTGCTCCCGCATCATCTTTCGCAGAAATTCCCGCCCGGTACAGTTCTGCACGCACAAGCGCCGTTTGCTTCTGCAAATATTTTTGTTGTTCTTCCAGGCGTTGGACTGCCAGTGTTTGCCGACCTAAAGCCACAAGGTGCCGTTGTGATGGTTGTTCCATCGCTTCCAGCTCAGAACTAAGCAAATTTGCCTTCTGTCTGGCATAGTTCAGCCTGTCGCCTAACTTTTTGTTATCGGCCTGCAGCTTGCGAAATTTTTCCAGGCTGTTACCCGCCTGATTGAGTTGCTTTAATGCGTCACGGGAGTTTCTGATTGCGCCAGCCAGCTCTTTCGAACTGGCCTGTGCAGCACGGAATGGGCGGGTGAGTTTGTCAACCGCATTAAGAATGACCTGCAGGCGCAGGTTATTATCACTCATCGTTAGCCCCGCTTCTCTGAATCGCTTTATACCGCCATTCCAGCACTTCGGTCAGCGGCATAACGTCAGTAACGGATGGCGGCCAGTGAAAGATGGTGGCGATATCAGCCACCAGATCGTCAACCGTCAGGCTGTCGGTAAACCGGCAAGCACCGACTTCTTCAACAAAAAAGTGACAACCTCAACCGACATAGCGGTGAGATCTGCCGGGTCCATCTCTGCAATTTCCTGTGCAGTCAGTGCCGGGCTGGAGATGCGGGGGATCACGGTCATCATCGCGTTCACATCCATATCCATAATGGCCTGCAGGCGTGTACCGCGCAGTGCACCAGACTGCGGTTTACGCAGCACAATTTCGGTGATTTCCGTTTTACCGCGCTTGATAGGGGTATCCAGTTGAATAGTCTTTTCAGTCTGCTTATCGCTCATTTTGTTGTCCTGTAAATTGGGTTCTGGCGCGGAATCCCGCGCCGTTCAGATACATCAGAGGCCGAGGGCGTTGCGGTGCGCTTCCATCAGGTCCACACCGTCCACAATTTCCACCATGTTGATAAGGTCCACTTCATAGAGCACCTCACCATTGATAGTCAGCTTCGCGTAGCTGTTGGTACTGGTCACTTTGGTGGTGTTGCTTTCGCCCGTCTTCCACTCACCGGAATCCACTTCTTTGTGACGTCCGCGCACCACAAGCTCCACGGCCTGCACTTCCCCGGTATCGTCACGCTGGATAGAGCCGGTAAAGCGCAACTGGATACCATCCACCGTGGCTTTGCCCATCTGCTTAAACAGCAGCAGTTCAGTACCACCAATGGAAAATTCCGTATCCAGTGCGCCGTCATCCAGCCCCAGATCAACATCCACTGCACCCGGCATTCCGCCGCCGCGATACTTCTCATATTTGCGGGTGAATTTCGGCAGCGTCAGCGACTCAACGATCCCCTGCCAGTTGTTCCCGTCATTAAACAGGTTCAGGTGTTTTAATTTGCGTGGTAAAGCCATGTTGTCCCCTTACGCGCTGACCTGGCTGGAGAAATTCACCAGGTACTGATCGGTGATGCGCTGACGCAGCATCAGGTTTTCAAGTGGCGGCACTGGTGTGTAGTCGTAGTCGATGGTGAGTTTTCCAGCTTTCAGAGTGTCTTTGTCGTTCACCGACTCATCCAGCCAGCAATCGCCACCAATGAGATAGCCCTGACTGATCAGGCTGCGCATTTTGGCGCGGATACCTTCGATAATGTCGCGGGCCAGCGACGGATTCAGCGGTTTGTCGACAGCCCACATTGGCGCTTCTGCCATCGTGTCCATCAGCACCTGCGCCGTGCGGGTGTTGTTTTCGAAGGCAAAGAGTGGGTCATCACTCAGACAGCGGGAACCCCAGAAGCGAAAGCCGTCTTTGCGGATAAGTGTGGTAACATCGTTCTGGTTAAGCAGTCCCGCATCAGTTGCCGGGTCCTGCAGATCCCAGAACACATCAGCAGAAATTCCAGTGACACCGTTCACGCCCACGTTGGACAGGCTTTTGTGCCACCCTGTCTGCTCATCAATTTTGGCACGCAGACCAAGCGCACGGGCGGTGGCATATGCCGTTGCGTCGGCATTCAGCACCGTGTCCCAACCAGTAAAGTCAGGCCAAATCAGCATCCCTTCACGCTGACTGAAGTTTTCACGGTAAGTGATCGCCTCCTGCACCGTCTTGCAGCCATACGCTGACAGGTAAGCAAACCCACGCAGGCTTTGCGCCACGCCCAGCAACTCAGTAGCAACGGCTTTATTATCGTGCCCCGGCACGCCGAGGATGCGCGGTTTAACACCGAGCTGTGACTGGGCAGATAACAGGGCTTTCATACCAGTTTTTTTACCTTCAGCAGTCACTGCGCCGATGATATTGGTCGTGGTTTCTTCTTCCGTTTCACCCTGCGGCACACGCACAACAACGGTCACGGGTTTTGCCTGGTCAGCGATGGCATCCAGCGAGCGGGCCAGCGTACCGGATTCACCCGCCTTACCGCTGGCAGTAAGCACATCAGTGATTAGCACGGGTTTATTAAGAGGGAACATTTTTGCATCGGCATCATCGCCCGTGCAGACCATGCCCACGATGGCGGTGCTCACCGTGGTAATGGATCGAGTGCCTTCGTTGACTTCAACAACGCGCACTCCGTGGTGGTAATCCTGAGCCATAGTGGCGAACCTCCTGATTGGATTAGGCTTCGCCCTATGTTGAAGTGATTGTGTCTGACAAGCAGCTAAGCGCAGTTGTACCGTTATTCACACAAAATGACGGTATTTATCTGCTTGCAGGGAAAACAGGCCAAATAATATCAGGTGCGGTGCTGGTATCTGTTGCCGTCACAGCCTCGATATAATCCAGCACAACGTTAAGTCGGGTAGTTTCCTCTTGCGTCAGTTTGCGCCCGGCCTGCAGCTTTAACTGAATCACGCTGATATTGACCATTGCTGCGTCTATCAACGACTGTTTTTTCTGTTCAGCGTCAGCTACCAGTTCATCATGAGAACGTTCCGGAGTGGGTGGTGCAGTAAATACCCCGTCTGAATACGCCCAGCCGATTCCGGGCTGCTCACTGATATCAGAAATATTAATGAGCTGCAGATTATCCGGCACAGTGAATTCATCCTCGCCATCCCAGACAATGACATTCACAACCATCCCATTTTCAATAACTGCATATGACGCATTCATTATGCAAACTCCTCGATAATACAAACCCCATCAGCACCTTTCCCGCCCGTCATACTGGTTCCGCTATAACCTGCATCGTATGCACCACCTCCGCCTGAACCAAATGCCCTGCCTCTAACGCCACCGCCAGCGCCTGCGCGTCCACCGCCACCCCAGTACGATGTTCCGCCTTCACCGCTGACGCCGATATTTCCGGACTGACCGTCGCCTCCATCTCCACCAGTGATGCGGATATCGCCAGTACTCGGCACACCTCCGTTACCGCCGTTTGTGTTTGTAACACCCACTTTCCCGCCACCTTCGCCACCAGGAGCAATTAACGATGCGAATACGCTATTCCCGCCCCTGGTGCCGTTCGTTGCACTAACACCACCGGCCCCACCTGCGCCGATAGTGACTGGATAACTATTCTGTGTCGGGGTCATTATTGAAATTATTGTTCCACCGGCCCCACCGCCAGCACCGAAAAACGTTTCATTATTGGATGTAGCCTTGCAGCCGCCCCCTCCGCCACCGCCGCCCGTTATTGTGACCCTGATCCGTTTTGTTTCTGGTGATGGGGTATACGTACCTGATGACGCGAAAGCCCGGGTACTCAGCCGGCGTCCCACGTATCCGCTTGTATCTCCCAAACCAAGATAACGAATAACCTCCTGTTTGCTTGTTTTAGCCAGAATATCCCGTCCAACATTAGTCAGGGTTGTCAGGCTGGCTGTATCATTCCCCGTAAAATACGGTAGTTTGTCTGCCGCAGTGGCAAGGCCTGCCAGTGCGGTCAGTGTGGCGTCGGCAGGTTGTTTTCCATTGGCAAGGTCATATACAGCCTTCACAGCTTTTGGTGTGGCAGCCTGCGTTTCTGACGTGCTGTTAGTGGCGCTGCTGAGTTGCACGGTACCTTTTACCGTCAGTGAAGCTGCAGGCACATCCGTTATCTGGCTCCACGGGTGCGTGTGACTGACAGGTGCCTTACCTGCTGCAAGGTCATATGCCGCCTTCACTGCCTTTGGTGTGGCAGCCTGCGTTTCTGACGTGCTGTTAGTGGCGCTGCTGAGTTGCACGGTGCCTTTTACCGTCAGTGAAGCTGCAGGCACATCCGTTATCTGATTCCACGGGTGTGTGTGACTGACAGGTGCCTTACCTGCTGCAAGGTCATATACAGCCTTCACTGCCTTTGGAGTGGCAGCCTGCGTTTCTGATGTGCTGTTAGTGGCGCTGCTGAGTTGCACGGTGCCTTTTACCGTCAGCGAGGCTGCAGGTACACCTGTTATCTGATTCCACGGGTGTGTGTGACTGGCGGATGCTTTACCTGCTGCAAGATCATATGCAGCCTTCACAGCCTTCGGTGTTGCGGCCAGTATTTCGGATTCACTGTTGGTCGCACTGCTTAACTGAGTAAAACCTTTTGCGGTCAGCGAGGCGTCCGGGTGACGTCGTGACTGTTCGTGCTCTGATATTTTGTCATCCACATACTTGCGGGTTGCCAGCACTACAGCAGGGTCGATTTTCAGGATGATATTGTCCGTACTGCTGGTAATCAGCACCATGCGCACGGTCTGGGTACGCCCACTGCCTTCAGCCAGTTGCGGCTTATAGCTTTCCGGGCAGTTACCCACGGCAATCAATGCCCCGGACTCATCAAACAAGCCCACTTCACGTATCCACCAACCGCCCTCGTTTTCAGGGATCACCTGTTCAGCAATAATCTGGCTGCTGTTCTGCGGGTCGATATAAAGCATATTCAGCGCAGCCCGGCGTTTCTCATTTACCAGTGCCGTCTGCTTTGCGTCCGGCGTTGGCAATACTCCGCCGCCATCGCCCACCGCCATATGGGTAATTTTTAGCGGCACACCGAGCGCGGCGGCGCTGGCAAGTTTCGCCGCGCCAATATCCGTCAGCAGGGTATAAAATTTTGTGCTCATGGATTCACTCTCATTGTGTCAATAACATGGACCGCCCCGCCTTCATGCGCGGTGCCACCGGAAATAATCGTTTCGTTGATATACGGATAGATCGTGATTTCTTCGCCAAGATAGCTGGCGGCTCCCACCCAATGCGGGCCGCTGGTCTGCAGATTGATGGACATGCCGATCATGTGGCGGCTACATGGTTTGGCATCGCTTATCAGTCGCTCAAGTTCCAGATAGGTATCTTCAGTGATACCCTGGTCCTGCACGCCGATATCCAGGCGAAACGTGCCCGGTGCCTCTCCGGTCTGCCACCACTCAATAATGCGGATCAGAAAGCCGAACGGCTCCACCACCCGCCGCACGGCACTGGTGGTCCCTTTATGCTGATGAATATAAAAAGCATCCTTCACCACCTGGCGCTTGACGCTTTCTGTCCAGCCCTCGTCCCAGCGATCTACAGAGAACGCCCAGGCGAGATAAGGCAGGAAACTGACCGGACAGGTTGCCGGATTCCACAAGTCACGAAGCGGCACCTGCAGATCAGAAATCCCGCTGCAGGTTTGCGCCAGTCGGCGCTCCAGTGGTGTTGAACCCGGTGGCAGCAGACTATTCATCCGTTCCTCCGTTGGTTACGCTCCACTGCGTACATGATGCCGCCTGTGTTTTGTTCAGGACCACATCCTCCAGAGGAGAAGCCAGCTCCACACGCTGCACACCCTCAACATGCAGGGCGGCAAAGATGGCGCTACGGCGAATATCCCGACCAAGACGCGTCTGACTGGCGATGTACTTCTGCAGGCTGGCTTTTGCCGCTGCCATTACCGGCTCTGCTTCCGGTCCAGGATAGAGAAAAATGGTGGCTTCCACGCGATACGGGATGATTTCTGCGCTGCGAACCGTAAGACGGTCAGCCACCGGGCGGACGTTCTCACTGTTCAGAGCTTTTTCCACCACGTCCAGCAGGTCTTTTTCTGCAGTTCCGTCGCCTTCGCGGCTAAGGACAGTCAGCACCACCTCTGCAGGTGCCGGGCTGGTTGCACTGGCATCCGCCACCCGACCGTCGGCGCTTCGGGCATGAAATTCATAAGCTGCAGTTGGCCCCGCAACTGAAAGCCCTTCAAAGGCTGCAGGCACACGCAGGCGTAACGCTTCATCGCTTTCCATCACAGCTGCAACGGGCGGCACAGCGTCATTATCAGCAGGCGTCACCGTCAGGCGTTTCACGTTGTAGTTGGCAGCGAGCTGGTCAAGATCGCTGCCCATCGCGTAAGCCACCATCACAGCCTGCGCGGCTTCGTTAATGCGCTGGCGCAGAAGCAACTCACGGTAAGCGTTCTCCTGCAGCAATTTGGTGACGGGTTCAGATTCCAGTTCCAGCGTGCGGATCACTGCTTCCTGCTCATCTTTCGGATGAAGCGCAACAAATCCGGCCTTGCGTTCGGCAAGCAGCGTCTCAAAGTCCGGCACATCCACAATCTGCGGCGCAGGCAACTGCGAAAGGTCAATCACTGCCATTCTCTGCTCCTGTTGATACTGAAAGGGACACAGGCACACCGTTATTCCGCCGCCCGGTCAGCTCCACCACCATTGAACCGTCAAAATTGCTGTTAATAGTGATGGAATCCAGCGTCAGCCGTGGCTCCCAGCGACTCAGTGCCACATACACAGCCGACATAACCTGCAGGCGTAACGCCGGATTTTGTGGCTGATCTATCAGTGCCGACAGCAGGGAACCATATTCCCGACGGGCAATGCGGCTACCCTGCGGCGTCAGCAGAATGTCCCGCACCGACTGGCGCAGATGGTCAATATCAGTAATGGCTTTACCGTTGGTATTGTTCATCCCGCTATAAAGCGTCATACCGGGCCTCCGGTTGTGTCGCCGCCTTTCAGGACGCCAGTATGCTGATGCGCATCAACCACGATCCCGTTAGAACTCATTGCTCCGCCGCCCTGGGTAACGCCACCATTGATCACCACTTCGCTGTTAATGCGCGTGCGGTCAGCCTCCAGTACAAACTCACTGGTTTTCATGGTGATGTTGTCAGCGGCCTCAATGACCATTGATTTGATGCCCCTGACATACCAGCGCCCGGTGGCGGGTTCATATTCAAACCAGCCACCGTCCGGGTATTCCGTCACGTTGCCGTCCTCAGAGCCTGAAGGTGGCGGAAACTGGTTTGAGTAGACCGCAGGCAGGGCAAACGCGGTTTCCAGATTGCCGCCAAGGCTGAACAGCACAACCTGCTCACCCACAGACGGTTTCCACCAGGTGCGCGATTTGCCCGCGCGCAGTGTCAGCCAGTTAATCCAGTTGGTTTCGAGGTCGCCAGTTTTCACCCGACACAGCCAGTTTGCCCTGTCCACTTCGGTGACTACACCTGTGCGGATCAGGTTGGTGATAAGGCGCATGATTTCGGTTAATTGTGCGTTCATAGGGAAAGGTTGCCATCAATAGCAAGCAGTAGACAGCCTTTGTAATTGTATTAGACATAGAACAAATGCCTTTCAATGGTCTGCGTTAGAGCATTAATACGTTGCAAAAGGTCGAATGACGTTGCGCAAGTTAAGAAGTTCAATGCTCTTAAAAAAGCACTTGAAAGCAACGCCTTTAATTATTAAAAGCCAATTAATTTAGGCGGTTACTATGTTATCTTTGACACAAAAGATGTTTATTGACAATATATAAGTTCAATCTAACAAGGAGAAAAATTATGCCAAATGAAAATCTTGATATTGACTCAAGGACTACCGAGCAATTATACGAATGGTATTTGCAAGGAAATTTGATAGTCAATAGACGTTATCAAAGGAAACTTGTATGGTCTCTAGAAGAAAAGACTTCTTTAATATCTTCTATGCTGCAACAATATCCTATTCCGTTATTATTATTTGTTACCATCAATGAACAAAGAGAAATATTGGATGGAATGCAAAGATTAGAAGCAATTATGAGCTTCATCGAACAGAGATTTTCATTAGATGGACAATATTTTGATTTGGACTCTATAGCTTTAACAAAACAACTTAAAGATAATGGAACTTTAATTCAGAAAGAACCAATCCTTTCCCGTGATTCTTCAGCAATTATTGCACGTTATCGATTTGCAATATCAGAATATAGCTCCACAAATGAAAATATTGACGAAGTATTCAGACGAATAAACTCAAACGGGAAGATTTTATCCAAACAAGAATTACGTAGTGCAGGAACAGTTAGTAACTTCTCTGAACTGGTCAGATCGATATCAACATCGATCAGAGGTGATACTAGCCATTCTGACATTATGAATCTCCAGCAAATGCACAAAATTTCAATCAGTAACGATAGATTGGAGTACGGGGTAAATATCGATAACCACTTTTATATAAAACATCATATTTTAACAAGACGAAGTATTCGTGATTCTGATGACGAGGAATTGATAGCCAATATCCTTGCATATATCAGTCTAGAAGAAAAACCCACATCTGGGTCAACTTCTCTCGACACATTCTATGGTCAAGGAAACTCCTCTCATGCTCATGGTGTCAGACAGCAATTAGAGTCTTTCATTCAAACCAATAACGCTGCCACTATTAAGCAGAATTTCATAGCTGTATATGAATTAATTACAAGCCTATATGACGGAAAAAATGATACTTTTAGAAGCCATATTTTAGGGGAGGATAATTCATCTCAAGAATGCCCTCGTTATTATCAAGCTGTGTTTTTGTCTATTTATGAACTTCTTTTCAACCAAAATATGCAATTAATTGATAAAGAAGGTTTATTCTCGCAATTAAAAAACACTGGCAATACCATAATTATGGTTACCGATGGTGGCCGCTGGGCTGCAAGCACTCGTGAAAAAAGTGTTAATGATCTTGTTGCATTAATAAGTCGTTACTTCCAACCTGCTCCTCAAAAGTATGTGAATCATGCTTGGGTAACTGAAATTCGCAATCTATTAACAAATTCTAGGGAAGGTGCGAATAAGCGGGGAAATTCTTCTCGGCTGACTCAGTCATTTCATTTCTTCATGTTTGAGCCGATTTTTTCTCCCGTAAATGCCTTGAATCAGCCTATTTAG